CCGGCCGCTGCCCCGGCGACACCCCACTCACCCGTGACCGCTACGGCACCGCCGCGCAGATCGCCCACGCCCTCGGCCCCGACATCACCGCCGCCCGCGTGCGTGACTGGGCCCGCCGCTCCCGCGACCCCAACGACAGGCTGCACGGCCTCCTGCCCGCCCACCACCTACCCGGGCAAGGACGCGGCACCACCTGGTACCGCTACGACCAGGCCGCCCACGTGGAGATGCTCACCCGAACCACCAGCCGGGGCCGCACGCGTGTCGAGTTGACGGCAGCCGCCTAACCGAGCGATCATGTTTTCACACATCCACCGCATAGGCGGAGTGTGCCCAAGGCCCGGCCGACCACTCAGTGGCGCCGGGCTTTCGCGTACCCACAGACCGGAACGCGACCAGGGCGAGGCGGGCAGGTCGCAGGCTGGGACGGCCTGCCCGCACCAACCCCACGCGAAGCCCACCCCTCCCACCTCTGACCGGGCAAGGCCCGGGACGGAGCGACACACCATGACCGCCCGACCAGTCACCCAGGCCGACTACGACCGAGTCCGCGAACTGCACGCCCAGGGCCTGTCTCGCAACGAGATCGGCCGGACGATCGGCCGCTCCGGACGCACCGTCTCCAGGATCGCCGACCAGCTCGACCTCAGCTTCGACCGGACTGCGACCCGCGCTGCCACCGAGGCCAAAAGAGACGACGCTCGCGCCAAGCGCGCTGCACTGGCCAACGCCCTACTCGACGACGCCAACCGGCTCCGCCAACGACTCTGGCAGGAAGCCTGCTACGTCGACCACGGCGGCAAGGAGTTCTTCCGGGTCGACTGGACGATGCCCGAGCCCACTTTTGCCGACAAGCAGAAGATCATGCAGTCGGTCGGCATTGCCATCGACAAGGCTGTTCGCCTCGACGAATATGACGCCGACCCCGGAATTGACGCCGCGAAGAGCATGCTCGGAGCCCTCGCCCGGAGCCTCGGCGCAGCCTACGAGCAGCTCAACCCCGCCGGATCCGATGGCGGTTGACCTCGACGCGGTCGGCCGCACCCTGTCGCCGATCCACCTCCGTTCCGTGGTGGAGTCCACAGCCCGCCTCAACATCTGGCAGGGCAGCGTCCGGTCCGGTAAAACCGTCGCGTCGCTGCTGCGGCTCCTTTTGGCCATCGCGACCGCGCCCAGCTCCGGCCGGGTCCTGCTGTTCGGCAAGACCCGTGAGTCCGTCAACCGCAACGTGTTCGCGGTACTCACGGATCCGCTCCTGTTCGGGCCGCTCGCCCGCCTGGTCAAGTACAACCCAGGCGCGGCAACCGGCATGATCCTCGGCCGGGAAGTCGACGTCCTGGGCGCGAATGACGCCAAGGCGGAGCCGAAGGTCCGCGGCATGACCTTGTGCCTGGCCTACGGTGACGAACTCACCACGATCCCCGAGGCGTTCTTCACCCAGGTCCTGGCCCGGCTGTCCGTGCCGGGTGCGCAGTTGTTCGGCACCACCAACCCAGACGCCCCCAGTCACTGGCTGCGCAAGAAGTACCTCCTGCGGGCCGGTGAGCTGAACCTGCGCACATGGCACTCCACGCTCGATGACAACCCGCACCTCGACCCGCAGTACGTCCGTGACCTCAAGACCGAGTACGTCGGCCTCTGGTACAAGCGGTTCATCACCGGGGCGTGGGTGCAGGCCGAGGGTGCCGTGTTCGACATGTTCGACGAGGACAAGCACGTCATCGCCGACCTGCCCGCCATCACCCGCTGGCTCGCCGTCGGCATCGACTACGGCACCACCAACGCGTTCGCCGCTGTCCTGGTCGGCTTCGGCGTCGATGGCCGGCTGTACGTGGCCCGGGAATGGCGGCACGACTCGAAGACCGCCCGCCGGCAGATGTCCCCGTACGAGTACTCGCAGGCTGTCCGGTCATGGCTGTCCGGCATCGACCTACCCGGCGGGGACAGGGGTGTCTCCCCCGAGTACGTGCTCGTCGACCCGGCCGCCGCCGACTTCCGCGTCCAGCTCGCCAAGGACGGCCTGCCGAACAAGCCGGGCAAGAACGAGGTGGTGGAGGGCATCCGCACCATGTCGTCGCTGCTGGCCCGCGACCGGCTGCGCATCCACCGGTCGTGCAGCGGCCTCCTCGCCGAGCTGCCCGGATACTCCTGGGACGACAAGGCCGCCGAGCGGGGCCGCGACGAGCCGGTCAAGGCAGACGACCACTCGATCGACGCCACCCGGTACGCCATCCACACCACCCGGGCGATCTGGTGGCACCACCTCCGCGCCGACAACGCTGCCTGAGAGGGGGCACCCGCTGTGCCACTGCCCACCTCCTCCGACATGGCGTGGCCGCCGAAGTCACTGGCCCCGGTCTACAGCAAGCTCGACGAGTGGACGGCCTGGTACTCGGGTGAAACCGCCCGGCTCACCCGCGTCTACCAGGGCACCGACATGAACCGTCCCCCGAACCGGCCCAGCCAGTACCGGGGCGGGCTCGTCGGCTGGATCGCCCGCACCTTCTGGGGCGAGCCCACTCCGGACGGGGAGCAGCGCGCCAAGCTTCATGTGCCGCTGCCCTCCGATATCGCCCAGACGTCGGCGCGGCTGCTCTTCAGCGAGCCCCCCACCCTGAAGGCCAAGAACGCGGCCACCCAAAAGCGGCTGGACGAGCTGGTCGACGACGGCGCCCATGCCACCCTCCTCGCCGCTACGGAGACGGGCGCGGCGAAGGGCGGCGTCTACCTGCGCGTCGTCTGGGACAAGAGCATCCGGCCCCGGCCGTGGCTGTCCCGGGTCGACGCCACCGCGGCGGTGCCCGAGTGGCGGTGGGACACCCTCTGGGCGGTCACCTTCTGGCGAGTCCTGGAGGACGACGGGAACCGGGTGCTGCGGCACCTGGAGCGGCACGAGCGCGGCGCGATCCTCCACGGCCTGTACGAGGGCACCCCGGACCGTCTCGGCAGGCAGGTGGAATTCGGCGCCCACCCAGACGTGGCGTGGCTGGCCGACGTCGCCCCCACCGGGCAGATCGACACGGGCCTGACCGACAGGCTCACCGCCGTCTACATCCCGAACATCACCCCGTCGCGGATCTGGGCCGACCTGCCGGCGGCGGTCAACCTGGGCCGCTCCGACTATGACGGCGTTGAGGGCTTCTTCGACGCCCTCGACGAAACGTGGACGTCCCTGATGCGGGACCTGCGTCTCGCCCGCGCCCGACTGGTCGTGCCCGAGGAGTACCTCACCTCACTCGGGCCCGGAAACGGCGCCGTGTTCGACACGGCGCGGGAGCTGTTCACCCCCATCAAGACGATGGCCGACGACAGCTCCGGGCTGAACATCGAGCTGATCCAGCCGCTCATCCGGGTCGAGGAGCACCTCCGGATGGCCGCCGAGCAGGCCCGCATGATCGTGGAAACGGCCGGCTACTCGGCGCAGTCCTTCGGCATGGCCGGCGGGCCGGCCGTCACCGCCACCGAGGTCACCGCCAGGGAGCGGGAATCGTTCATCGGCCGCGACGCGAAGCTGCTGCACGTCAAACCGCGAACACAGGAGATCACCGAGACGCTCCTCGCCGTGGACGCGGTGCTCTTCAACTCAGGTGTGGCCGTCGAAACCCCGGAGATCGACTTCGGGAGCACTGTCTCCCAGGACCCGGAGTCTCAGGCCCGGACGCTCCAGTTGCTGGATGCCGCGGGCGCGATCTCGACGTACCTGAAGGTGAAGGCGCTGCACCCGGACTGGGAGGAAACGGCGATCCGCGAGGAGGTGGACCGGATCAACGGCGACGCCCCACCGGTCGTGGACGTCGGCAGCAGCCTCGGCGCGCTCGCCGGCAACGAGCCGCCACCCGCCGACCCCGGCCACCAGGGCGACGGGCCGCCGGTCCAGGAGTAGCCCATGGCCCTCACCGGCGACCAGATCGACGCCATCGCCCGCAACACCGTCGACCTGTACCGGGCCGCCGAGCAGGCCATCCTCCGCGAGGTCACCCGCAGGCTGGCCGCCGGCATGGACGCCCCCGACTGGGCCGCCACACGGCTGGGGGCGCTCGGCACGCTACGGCGCACCATCGAGCGGATCCTCGCCGTGGTCGACGCGGACGGATCGGAGCAGATCCGCGAGGCGCTCGCCCGCGCGTACCGCTCCGGACGGGCCGCAGCGACCACCGGCCTGCCGGCGGCGCTTCTGCCCCGCGACCCGGACGCCGTCCGGGCGGCAGGGCTGGCCGCCGAGCGGGGCATCCGCGCCGCCGTAGTGGAGAACCTCGCCGCCGCGCTGCTCGACGACGTGGGGCAGCGGCACTCCAACGTGCTGCGGCACGTCCTCGACGTGTACCGGGCGGTCGTCCAGCAGGCCACCGCCGTGTCGGTGGCGGGCGGGCAAACCCGCCGGCAGGCGTCGCAGTTGGCCTATCAGAGGTTCATAGACCAGGGCGTGGCCAGCTTCACCGACTCGCGCGGGCGGATGTGGCGGCTCTCCTCGTACGCCGAGATGGCCGTCCGCACCGTCACCCAACGCGCCGCCGTCCAAGGCCAAACCGACCGGCTCCAGTCGATGGGCCTGGACCTGGTCATCGTGTCCAACAGCCCCCGCGAGTGCCCGCTCTGCCGGCCGTGGGAGGGCAAGGTGCTGTCCATCTCCGGGCGGCAGCGCGGCCGGGTTGAGCTGGCCAGCATGGTCGGCACCGTCAGCGTGGACATCGCTGGCAGCGTCGACGAGGCGCGCGCCGACGGGCTGATGCACCCCAACTGCACCCACAGCCTGCGCGCGTACCTGCCCGGGGCGACGAAGCGGCCCACCGGCAGGCTGGCCAACCCGAAGGGCTACGAGGCGAAGGACCGGCAGCGGGCCATCGAGCGGCAGATCCGCCGCTGGAAGGAACGCGAGGCGGGCGCGCTCGATGACGCCGGCAAGGCGACCGCGTCGGCGAAGGTCCGCCAGTGGCAAGCCAGCATGCGCGACCACCTTGCCAAGCACCCCGAGCTGAAGCGGCTTCCGTATCGGGAGCAGATCGGCGCGGGCAACCTGCCCCGATAAACCCCGCTGCCTGGCGCAGCGGTCGACCGCACGGACGGCCGGGCGCCGACCGTCGACACCCAGGAGACACCCACCGTGGAAACCGCCACCGCGACCGCCGAGGGCACCCAGACTGGCACCGAGCAGCAGCCGGCCACCACCGGCCAGCAGCAGCCCGCCCAGCCGGCCGGCCAGGAGCCGACCGGCGAGCGGGTGGAAGACCTGCCCTCATGGGCGCAGAAGGTCCTCCGCGACGCCCGCCAGGGCGAGGCCAAGGCCCGCACCGAGGCCAAGGCGCAAGCCGCCACCGAAGCCGCCGAGCAGGCCCGCCAGGACCTGGCGCAGAAGCTGCTCGCCGTTCTCGACCCGAAGGCGGCCGACGGGAAGCAGGCCGACCCGGCGCAGCTCACCCAGCAGGTCACCAAGCTGGCCGACGCCAACCGTGATGTCACCATCGAGCTGGCCATCTGGAAGAACGCCAAGAACGCCGGCGCGAACCCGCAGGCGCTCACCGACAGCCGCTCCTTCATGGAGCGTGCGCACAACCTCGACCCGACCGCCGATGACTTCGCCGCGAAGCTCCGCGACGCGATGAAGAAGGCGATCGACGAGAACCCCCAGTACCGCGAGGCAGGCCAGGCGCCCGCGCGCAGCGGAGGCGAGTTCACCGGCGGGCCCGGTGGAGATGCCGTCACCCCGGAGCAGTTCAAGCGGATGAGCGTCGCTCAGCGGCAGGAGCTGTTCCAACGGGACCCCACCACGTACCGCAAGCTCGCGGGCCGGTAGCCCGCCTCACTGATCCAGGAGCCCCACCGTGGCACTCACCGACTCCACCAAGCTGTACTCCCCGGAAGTCTGGGAGGACATGGCCCAGGCCGAGTTCACCGGCAAGGTCGTCGTCGCCAACGCCGCCCTGTCCGACGACACCCTCGTCGGCAACCCGGGCAACACCGTCGACTTCCCCAAGTGGGACGCGCTCGGCGAGCTGGACGACCTCACCGAAGGCGTCGCCATGACCACCGAAGCGCTGACCCAGTCCGCGACCAAGGCCACCATCAGGGAGGCCGGCAAGGCGGTCGAGATCACCGACAATGCCATGCTGACCGGCCTCGGTGACCCGCAGGGCGAGGCGATCCGGCAGTTCGGTGTCCTCGCCGCCCGCAAGGTCGACGCTGACCTCATCGCTGCGGCGACCGCGACAGTGTCCAACGGCGTCACCCGCCCGGACGGCAGCATCGTCGGGGACTCGGCGCCGCTGGCCAACACCCTCACCACCGGCAACACGGTCCTGACCTGGGATCACATCGTCGACTCGATCGCCCAGTTCGGCGACGACTTCGACCTGGCCGACGTGTGGGGCATGTTCGTCCGCTCGGACGCCATCTCCGCCCTTCACAAGGACGACCAGTTCATCTCAGCCTCCCAGGTGCAGAGCGGCAACAACATCGTGCTGCGCGGCTTCCTCGGCCAGATCGGCGGCATGCCGGTCTACGTCACCGACCGGCTCGCCGCCCGCACCTCGCTGATCGTCAAACGCAACTCGCTCGGCGTGCTGTGGAAGCGCCGGCCGATCGTCGAGCAGGACCGGGACATCCTGAAGCGCTCCAACGTGGTAACCACGAACCTCCACTACGCGGTAAAGCGCCTCAACGACAAGGGCGTCGTAGTCATCACGACGTCGGCGTCCTGATGGGTGTAGGGATGCTCCGCCGCTATCACACGCAGGCGCCGAAGCACGTCAACGAGCCCGGGGACGTCGAGGCCGCTCCAAAGGCCCAGGCACTCACCGAGACGCCGGCCGGGAACGCTTCCGCCGAGCAGTGGCGCACGTACGCCATCGAGCAGCGGGGAGCGGACCCGGAGCAGGTCGCCGGCATGAAGCGCGACGAGCTGCGCGAGCAGTACGGGCCGAAACCCGAGTAAGGAGGGCAGCAGCGTGGCATACGCAACCGAGGTGGAGCTGACCGCCTACCCGGTGACGGTGCCGACCGGCGCGTCCGCCGCGTTGCTGCTCACCCGAGCTAGCAGGGATGTCGACAGGGCGCTGCTGTGCGCCGTGTACGACGTGACGGATGCGGAGGTGATCGCCGCCCTGCGGGATGCTACGTGTGAGCAGGTCGCCGGGATGATCGCCGCCGGGGACATCACCGGCACCGGTGCCATGCCGCCGACCGCGAGCTTCGCGATCGGGAAGGTCAGCGTGGTGCGTGGTGGGCAGGGTGCTGGCGGATCCAGCCAGCAAGCACGCAAGATCAACGGGCTGTGGCCGCAGGCATGGCAGACACTCCAGGCCGCCGGACTAACCGGGCAAGGACCGCAGGAGCCCTGGCATGGACTGGGCTGAATTCGTTGCTGTCCACATCCCTACCCCGACGACGGTCAGCGTGCAGGCGTACGAGGGATCCGGCGCCTACGGAGACGTGTTCGCCGACCCGGCCGATGTCACGCCGTGCGTGGTAGAGCAGACCCGCCGCCTGGTGCGGGTACAAACCCAGGACGCAGCCGGCGCCGAACAGGTCAGCTCCACCACCGTCTACTGCCCGCCAGGCACCGTCTGTCCACCCGGCTCCCGGGTCACCTGGGCCGGCCGAACCTCACGGGTCCTGGCTCGCTCCGACCTATCCGCGCACGGCCTGGACTTGCCGGAGCACGTCGAGCTGAACCTGGAGTAGACGATGGCCGACGATTTCCGGCTGGAATGGGACGGAGCCAGGGTGCTCGCCGCGCTGTCCGACGCGGGCATGGACGGCCTGGAGTTGGCCGCCGAGCACCTGCTCCAGGTGTCGTCGTCGCTGGCGCCGCACGAGGAGGGCGACCTGGAGCGCTCCGGTGAGGTCACCATCGACCCCGGCTCCGGCACCGTCGCCGTGTCCTACGACAGGCCATACGCCGTCCGGCAGCACGAGGACATGACGTTGCGGCACGACGACGGCCGGCAGGCCAAATTCCTGGAGCAGCCGATGTCGACGGAGCGGGACGTGATGCTCGCGCTGGCGATGAGGGCTACCGGGAAGCCACTGAAGGGATGACATGGCACTCGGTGACGGCTGGACCTCCCAACTGCTAACCGGCATCGCCGAACTGCTCCACACCGGCGGCGCCGGAACCTGGCGCACAACCGGCGCCTACCAGGCCGGCGAGACAGCCATCGTCATCCGCGCCATCCCGCAGCACCCGGACCGGCTGATCACCCTCACCGCCTACACGGCCGGAGACGACCTGCCCGGCATGGCCGACCACACGGTGGGAGTGCAGGTCCGGTGTCGGGGACTACCCGATGATCCGCGCAGCGTCGAAGACATCGCCGACGCCGTCTTCGAGCTGCTCGACAGCCTCGGCCGGACCACCCTCGGCACGGTGCAGGTCGTGGACGTGACCCGCCGCAACCACACCTCCCTCGGCCAGGACACCAACCGCCGGTGGGAGTCGTCCAGCAACTACTACGTCGAGGCGATGCGCCCGACGCTCAATCGCACCGACTGAGAGGCAGGGCCGCGTCATGGCGACCACCCCGACCACCCGGGTCACCGAGCTGGCCCGCACGCACCGACTCGACATCGACACCGCCACCTACCCAGCCATCAACTACCAGCAGCTCATGGGCATCGAGGAGGTCAAGCTCCTGGAAGAGCTGCGCACCGAGGACGACGAGGTCTACGACGACAACGGGGCGATGCGGGAGGAAGTCACGGGCTACGCCTGGCGAATCGAAGTCAAGATCGCCTGGTCGACCAACTTCGCCGGCACCGCCGTCGATGCCGTGCAGGCGTTCCTCCGCAGCCGATTCAAGGCTCTCCGGACATCCAGCACCGGGAACGCCGAGTTCGGGGTCCGCTGGTACAACCGCGAGGGCCTCGACGACGGCAACTCCCACGAGGGCCGCGTCTACGTCAAGTCGTGGGCGCCCAGCGGCGGCAAGGGCCGCGAAACCATCGACATAGTGCTCCAGGGGCAGGGCCAGATCACCGACATCACCAACCCCGCCGGCTCCCTCATCCCAACGGTCACCAGCATCTTCCCGACCTCCGGCTCAACGGCCGGATCCGACCAGGTCGTAGACATCTACGGGCAGCACTACCGGCCCAACGGCGTCACCGACGTGACCGCGGTTGAGTTTGGCGGAACGCCGGCCGTTGGCTACACGGTCGTCTCCGACAGCCACATCGTGGCAGTCCCGCCCGCCGGCCTCGCCGGCACCGTCCAGGTCCAGGTCACCACCACCGCCGGGGCCAGCACGGACACGCCCGCCGACGACTACACCTACGCCTGATGGGTGCGCGTCTCGCCGACCTCGACGCCTACTGGTCGCCAGGGCTCACGCTGACGGTCAAGGGCCGCGAGTACACCCTGCCGCTGCCCTCAGCCGAGCTGGGCCTATGGTGCCGCCGCCTGGCCGAGGTCACCGGAGAGGTCCACAACGCCAGCAGCGAGCAGGAGATCCAGGCAGCGGTCGCCCGCATCGAGGCCCTGCCCCAGCTCCCCGGTGACCTCAGCCTGCCGGAGCGAGTCCTCGGCGACGTCTACCAGCAGATGGCCGCCGACCAAGTTCCCGACCCGTACATCCAGTTCTGCGGGCAGACCGGCTACATCTGGATCATCGGCGGAGAAGACACCGCCGAACGATACTGGACCTCCGGGGGCCGCCCGGAAGCCCAACGCCCGACGAACCGACAGGCACGTCGGGCGCAGAACCGGGCCCAGACTGGCGGGAACCGTACGGCCGGGGACGAAAAGACCCCGCCACCGGCCTCCACGAGTGGTACGACATCCCCGCCGACACCCGCGCACAGGAACAGGGGACGCCGGAAGGCACGGTGAGCTGGAGCGCCCTACTCGCACAGTGGGCACTCATCGAAGCCGACCTACACGACGTGTACGGCATCGACGTTGAGGACCGGACCCTGATGCGAACCCGGTCCTGGCGATGGCTCCAGACACGCATCCTCGGTCTACTCGCCGCCGACACCCGCACCTACCGGGCCCTCGCACCCGAGCCCGAACTCCCCGAGATACCTGGTCAGTAAGTCGGGCAGATGTACGTACGCACCACGGCAAGGATCTTCTCGGCCTTCGCCTCGCCAAACCCCTCAGAGTAACCGGGTGCGGTGAACCGTAGGTTCGTCAACTCAACAAGCTTAGATTGGTCGTCCGGCCACTGCTTCACGCTGCCGCATTGGCTGCGACCTCGGCTAATCAAAGTTCTCTCGTCCTTGGTTCCGACGATCGCAGGGTCGATCTCCTTGAGCTCGGCGATGTACGCATCCCAGCTTTCCTTGTCGGGCTCAGGGGGGATATCGAGGCCGTGTGCTGTGGCAACGGCAGGAGACGCCGATACAGGGCAGGTTGGGTCCTGGTCCATCTGGACATCGAACTGCCCGTCGTCCAGGCCCGTTCGGACACTGCCGAGCGTGCCGATCCCGAACCGGACGGTGGCCAGCCGGTTGTCGGACGTCGCGCTGCCACTGGTGGAGCAGTTGATGGACACGAAATAGCTGGTCTCCCTGGTTTGCTTACTCCGCAGATCGACGCCGATGGCCTCTACCTGGCCGGCGGTAAGCACCTCGTCCACCTCGACAACGATGTCCCCACCCTCCTGATTGGCCACGGTGTAGGCGGGAAGGTTCTCGAGTTCGGTGTCGTCGCCAACCAGGCCGCCGATCAGGCCGGCGCACAGCACGAGCGTCAGCGCCCCGGCGACGGCACTGAGTACGACGACGGCTGTCGACGGTTTCCGTTTCTGACTCATCTTCAACCTTCCGTAGCTCGCTGGTGACGCGAGCACCGTACACAAGGCACACCCCGTTGGAGGCGACCGACATGGCATTGAAGCTCGGCGAGTTGGTTGCCTATCTCAAGGCCGACAACACACACCTCGCCAAGGGCATGAAAGCCGCCGAGGGCAAGATGCGGCAGCTCGGCGAGCGAGCCAAGCAGCACGGCCCCGTCCTGGGTGCCGCGCTCGCCGCAGGAATCGGCGCCGGCCTGGTCGAGGGCCTGCACATGGACGCCGCCCGCGCGAAACTAACCGCCCGGGTGGGTGATCCGGCGCTGGCGCAGTCAATCGGTGAGGCTGCCGGGCGGGTATATGCCCGTGGGTTCGGCGAGTCGGCGGATCAGGTGATGGAAGCCACGCAGGCGGTGGTCTCCTCGCACCTGGCGGCGGTCGACGACGCCGGAGCGATCGAGCGGATGACCGTCAAGGTGCAGGCCTACGCGTCCGCGTGGGGGACCGATGTCGCTACGGCCGCCCAGTACGCGTCCACGCTTATCGGCTCGGGGTTGGTGCGCGACGCCGACCACGCCATGGACCTGATCACCGCCGCGTCCAAACGGGTGCCGATAGCGCTACGAGAAGACGTCCTGGAGACCGCAGACGAGTACGGGCAGTTCTTTCGGACGTTGGGGTTCGACGGGGAACAAGCGTTCGCGCTCCTGACAGCCGCCAGCAAAAAAGGCGGTATCAGCATCGACAAAACCGGCGACGCGCTCAAAGAGTTCACCGCCCTGGCCACTGACATGTCTACGTCCTCGGTGGACGCCTACAAGGCGATCGGGTTGAACGCCAAAACGATGTCCAACCAGATCCTCGCCGGTGGTGACACCGCGCATGCCGCTCTCCAGAAGATCACCGCCGGCCTGTTGTCAATCAAGGATCCTACCGAGCAGGCGACCGCCGCCATCGCCCTGTTCGGCACCCCCCTCGAGGACCTCAACGTCGCAGATATCCCTGGTTTCCTGCACAACCTGGCGGCGGTAGGCGATGGCTTCGATGGCGTGGCGGGGGCCAGCGACAAGGCATCCAAGAAGCTTGAGGACACCACCATCCAGCGGCTGCTGGCGTTCAAACGCACAATCCTGGTCGCGTTGGGTGACATGCTGGGTTGGCTGTCTCGAAACAGTGATTGGGTGGTGCCGCTGGCGACCGGGCTGGGAATCCTCGCCGGGGTGATCGGCACGATCATCGTGGTCACCAAGGCGTGGGTGGCGGTGCAGACGGCCCTCAATGTGGTGATGGCTCTCAGTCCAATCGGGTGGATCGTGCTGGGCATTATCGCCCTCGTTGCTGCGATCGTATGGATTGCGACGAAAACGACGTGGTTCCAGGATCTGTGGAGTGCCGCGTGGGGTGGTATCAAGGCCGCTGCCGAATGGGTGCTGAATTGGATTGTTGACGGCTGGGAATGGGCGATAGGGATACTTGCTTCCGGGGCGCGGACGTGGTGGTCGTTGTTTTCGGGGACCTGGCGCAAGGTCGGTGAGCTGGGGCGCGCTGTCTTCGACTGGATTGTCGATAAGGGCTCCACGTGGCTGCGTTGGGTAGCCGGGCTTCCCGGGCGAGTTGGACGGGCGACGTGGGGACTCTTCGACGGGCTCAAGGCCGCCTTCAAGAGCGCCCTGAACTGGATTATCGGCAAATGGAACCGGCTGTCCTTCCGCATTCCCGGCGTCTCCGTTCCAGGTTTGGGTCAGGTGTGGGGCGGCGCGACCTTGTCCACCCCGAACATCCCGTACCTGGCGAAGGGCGGTACCGCACTCGCGCCAGGTCTCGCCGTGGTCGGTGAGCGTGGGCCCGAGGTGGCGTACCTCAACCGCGGGGCCACGATCCAGCCACTCGGGGCCGGAACGGCTACGACCACACCGGGTCGGCTGCTGCTCACCGGAGAGTTCCGGGTCCGCGGCGGCGATCTGGTCCTGGTGCTGCGGGAGCAGGTCGCTGGCCGCGGCGGCAACGTGCAGCAGGTCATCGGATCCAACCAGTAGTAGGAGGCGGAGGTATGGGCTGGATTGACGGGGATCCGCTCGACGTGCGGATCAGGGCGGCGTTCGGCGCTGACCTGAATGCCGACCCCGGGACGTGGGTGTGGACCGACCTCACGCCCTTTTGGTGGCCATCGGATCCGATCGAGTTGGAGTGGGGGCGCCAAGCCAGCGCTACCCGGCCCGAGTCGTCGACATGCGCGCTGACGCTACGCAACAGCGACGGCCGGTTCACCCCCGGGCATGCGGCGTCTCCATACTGGCCGCACGTGCGCACCTGGACACCAGTCAGTGTGGACGTGCACCTAGGTGACGGGGCTGGATGGCGTAACCGTCACTCCGGCTACGTGCGGAGCTGGTCGGTGACCTGGCCGGGCCGCTCCGGCAAGCTCGCCGTGGCACGCATTGAGTCGGTGGGCGTGCTCGGACGGCTGGGACGTGGATCCCCGCCGACCCGATCACCGGTGAACCGGACAATACTCGCCGCCAGTGACGGACTGCTGGCCTACTGGCCGTGTGAGGACGAGGCCGACGCGACGGGGGCGGCATCCGGCATCCGCGGCGTAGCGCCGATGCAAGCAGACGGGACCGTGAAGTTCGCCGCCGGGGGCGTGGACATCAGCGTCGGGGGCACCCAACGGTGGGGCACCAAATCCCTGCCGCTACTGGCCGACGGTGGTTCCCTATCCGGTCGGGCGCCGGCCGGGACCAGCAGCCCTGTCGCCTGGACGCTGGAGGCGTTCTGGCAGACGGGAAACCCCGTGGGCGAGGTTGTCCTGCTGCGATGGGCCACCCCCGCCGGGACGTTCGTGCGCTGGGACTTTGTCGACGACTACAACGACGTCTACGGCACCTATCTGGTGGCCTACACCGCGTCAGGTTCGCCGACAGTCGTCTGGAGTGTGCCGACAAGGTACGTCGGGCCCTTCACTCTCAGGATATCCGCCGTCCAGAACGGCGGGTCGATCGACGTGAAAGTCATGACGTCTTCGCGGACCATAGGGTCGGTGACCGTCACCGGCACCCTGGGCCGGATCGACACCATCGCGCTCAACCCTGACCAACGCGTGTTCGAGTCTGTCGGCCTCGATTTCGTCGCGGGGCATCTACGGGTGTGGGACAGCGCGACGTCGCCACTCACGTCATCACGGGTAGACGCCCACCCGCGCGAGCAGGCGCACCTGCGGCTGGCCCGGCTGTGCGCAGAGGAGGGCGTCGCCCTGTCGGTGCCGACAATCCCCGATGAGGGCGCGACGGCGATGGGCGTGCAGCCAGACGGCACCCCACTCGACCTGTACCAACAGTGCGAGCAGGTCGACCTCGGCATCATCTACGAGTCCGGACACGGGTTGGCGTACCTGCCTCGCTGGTCCCGATACAACGCCCCGCCCGCTCTGGAGGTCGATGCCGCCGACCGGCAGCTCGGCGGGCACTTCACCCCGGCCGCCAACGACCAGCAGCTGCGTAATCACTGGACGGTCACACGCATCGGTGGTTCCAGCGCGGTCGCCGCCGACGAGGACTCGATCACCCAGCGAGGTCTGATCCCGTCGAGCCCCCGCCTCAATCTGGCGTCTGACAACCAGCTGCAGCATCACGCCAATTGGCGGCTATGGATGTATGGCCAGGCGGGCACCCGGTATCGCCTCACCGTGCCGCTGCACACTCACTCCGGCCGTGCACTGACCGCGGACTGGGTAACCTGCCAGCCCGGCTCCCGGGTGCAGGTGATCAACGCCCCCGACGCGGCGACAACCGACACGATCGACCAGACCCTCGTGCACGCACGCGAGACGATCACCGGCCGACGCCGGTGGACGGTCGAGCTTGCCACCGAGCCGGCGGACCGGTGGGACGTAGCCACTATTGACGGCCCGCAGCGGGTCGCGGCGGACGGCTCCACCATCGCGGCCGTGGACACCTCCGCGCTCTCCCTCACGTTGACCTCGACCGCCGCAAATGGCGGATGGACCACGGATCCCGCGGATTTCTCGATGGATCTCCGAATCGGTGGCGGTGAACGCGTCACCGCCACCGCAATCACCGGCACCGGACTCACCCAGACCGTGACCCTGTCCGCGCGCGGCGTCAACGGAGTCTCGCGGTCCTGGCCGGACGGCACGGAGGTGCAGGTATGGGCGCCGGCCGTGGCGCCCCTGTGAGGAGGACAGGATGACGCACTGGCAGTCCGGGATGCTGATCACCCCGGCCCGGCTGGGGGAACAGGAAAGCGGGCAGGTAGACGTGTCATTTACTAACCTCGCACTCTATACCCAGCCCGTCGCATTTGCGGAGCCATTCGCGGCAACGCCGCGCGTGACGACGCAGATTGTGTCGGGGGCCGGCCCTACTGCCCGCTGGGGCTCCCGGCCAATCAACATCACCACAACAGGGTTCACCTTGTTCGTTTTCCGCGGGGATGGCGTCAGCCCGGGCAGCACCTGGGATGACATACCCGTGCAGTGGATTGCTGTACTGGAGGGGACATCGTGACGCACTGGCAATCCGGCATGATCCTCACCGCCGAGCGGCTCGGCGGCGCGGTCTGCGTGATGACGACGACAGCCACACCATCAATACCACACGCCTCCTACACCAAAGTGGAGCTCACGAGCACCAGCGAGGATTCGGGTGGTATGGCGGATCCGGCCAACGGCCGGATCGTCTGTACCCGAGCAGGGCTCTATCGCGTGGCGGCGGCGGTCGGGTTCAGCCTCAATTCGGTCGGGTCGCGCGCTCTCGCCGTGTATCGCTTCAACAGCTCCGCCGGCATCGGGACCGCGGTCCCGGCAACACCCTCCGGGATCAGTGCGCGACTATCGACGTCCGGGCTCATCCGGCTAGCCGTCGGCCACTACCTCGAGATATTTGTGTGGCAAAACAGCGGTGGCTCGCTCAATTTATATAGCCAATTCGGTGTCTCAGCACGCCTCGATGCCGAATGGGTATCCCAATGACAAGGAGCAAAATGTCCAACATTCCGCATCCGGTCGCCGATGAGGTCCCGGAGCAGCATATCGGGGAGCAGCTCCCCGACCCCTGGAGCGACCCCGCCGAAACCGACTGGCCAATCATGGAGGTGAGCACCGATGGCATGGACAGTGGTACCTAACCTGGATGAAGTCCGCGATCAACTCGACAAGCGGTTCCCCAAGCGAGACACCAGATCGGACGGATCGATCGGCGACACCTCCCACCAAAGCTACCCGTCGAGCCACAACCCAGACCGGACCGGCCGGCCGGAGTACCGCGACGGCGACAACCTCGACGAGGTACGGGCCCGGGACTTCGACGCCGACCTACGCGACCCGGACGGGGTCACGATGGAACAGGTCGTGCAACTGTGGGTGACCCTCGCCCGCTCCGGCGCCCTATGGTGGGTGCGGTACATCATCTACCAGCGCCGGATCTGGCACCGCCGCCACGGCTTCGCCACCCACGCCTAC